TATTCTAACCTTGTCATTCCACTACTAAAAGCAGTACAAGAACTGAGTGCAGAAGTTAAAGCACTGAAGAATGGATAAGGTAACAGACGTATTCAACTCGCTGTATTCAGCAGTTGTACAAGCACAGAAGGAAGTCGAAGGTAAATACATTGAGAACATTGACAAAAGTTATTTTGAGAATGGAAAGCCCAAGACCATCAAAGTTGAACTGGGGGGAAAGCAAGTTGAAGTTCCTCTCTTTTCACTTGTACCGCACAACGCACTCAAGATTGCAGAGTGTGAGATAAATTTTGAAATAGATTTAAACTTTAACAAAGAAGCTAAAGGATGTCTTAGTAAGTTACGTAGAAATAAAATGGCTAATGTTAAAATAAAATTTGCTGGTTGCGATCAAGCTGAAGGGCTTGCGAGAATCGGTGATGGTTTAGTAAAACAAATACCTACAATATAATAAAATGGCAGGAGCAGATGATGCACAATTAAAGGACTTCCAAGGTTTACCAATCTCGGAACTAATCGTAGACCCGTTGGTTAGCGCTTCTGCTGGACAGAAGAAACTAGCTGGCGTAACACTCGATTTCGTATCGTCAATCGGCTTCGAGCCAGATCCAGATGATCCAAAGAAAACTCGTACACGTACCGTTGACGTAGAAGTTGAACGCCTTATTAAAGGACGTACTACACCGCAGAAGCAAATGGTTAAGATGCCACTACTTTCTATGGTTACGATACCTAACTTATCTATATCAGATGTTAAGATACATTTTGATATGGAAGTTAAAAGCCATTCGGAACACAAAGATTCACACGACGACAAGCAAGAAAATCACTCAGAAACTGAAGGACATGCCGAAGTGAGTGGTCATTTCTGGGGTGTTGGAGTTACTGCTGGCGGTAGTCATTCATCATCTCACACTGGAACAGTTACATCACACTCTGAAAATACTAGAAGCACAGACTTCTCTGCTCGTTATTCTATTGACGTGGAAGCTAAACAAAATCCACCTGCTGAAGGACTTGCAAGATTTACACAAATGCTGGCATCTACACTAGAGCCAGTTGACACTCAAGCTAAATAATTTATGGACGAAAATCCACATACACCAAAAGAGGAAACCGTCACAATTGACGGCAAGGAACACAACGTAGCGGATCTCTCAGCGCAGCAGATTACGCTTATAAACCATGTAGCTGATCTGGACAACAAAGCGCGTTCGATCAACTTTAACTTAGAACAGACTGTAGGAGCGAGAAATCACTTTATGAGTTTGTTGAATCAATCATTTGAAAACAATGATGAAGAAGATAAAAAATGAATTTAGATGATATTAAAGTTATACTTGCTTCAGTTACGGGTCTTGGGAATTGGATGGTTTCTATAGACTTAGCTCTAAAGGTTGGTATCTCTTTAGCATCTTTAATTTATATTGTACTTAAAATACGAGAGCTACTAAGGAATGGCAGCAAAAAGTAAAGACTCACGCTTAGTACGTGCTGGTGTTTCGGGTTATAACAAACCGAAACGTACGCCATCACACCCTAAGAAGTCTCATGTTGTTGTTGCTAAACAAGGCGATCAAGTGAAAACAATACGGTTTGGTCAGCAGGGTGTTAAAACAAATCAAACTGTTGGACAACGTAAGGCTTTTAAAAGTCGTCATGCAAAAAATATATCTCGTGGAAAATTGAGCGCTGCTTACTGGGCTGATCGTGTTAAATGGTCACCCAGTAAGACAGCTTCTAAATCTACTAAATGGAAAAAAGGATGAGCTTATATAAAAATATAAACAAAAGGAAGAAGGCAGGAACAAGTCGTTCTAAGAAAAAGTCTACAATTTCTAAGAAAGCCTATGCTAATATGAAAGCAGGGTTTCCTAAAAAGAAAGCACGTAAAGCGTATTAAAAATTATGTTAAAAAGTAAAACATTCTGGACGGGGATCACTGGTTTGATAGGCGCAGTAAGCGGCTTTCTGACAGGCGATCTGGAAATCGGTGCAGCACTTAACGTAGGTGTTACCTCTATACTAGCAATCTTTGTCAGACATGGTGTCAGCAAAGTAGAAAAGAAAGTATAAGACATGGCTTACGGTAGAAGAAAAAAAGGTGGTCAGCGTTTGATGGAAATGTCAAAGGCTGCTACTAAAAAGCGTATAGCTAAGAAGAACGCTAGGGTTGGTGGTAAGAAGTATGTTACACCATTACCTAAACCTAAGTCTACTGCTGGCGGTCGTAACAGAACTGCATTGCGTACACCTAAAGGTACAACAATTCCTAAGAAAGTTGTTAAGAAAAAAGTAACGCCACGAGCAATGGCATCAGGTGCAGGAATACTAAAAAGCAAATCAGCGCCAAAAATAGTTACACCTAAGAAGAAAGCACCTGCAAAACCGACAGGTAAAAAACGTACCTACCTAGATGATATGCCCGTAAATATGAAAGGCCGTGAATCTATGATGGATGCTGTAAAAAGTAAAGGGCCGCATGCTGCACTTGATGCTGCTTTAATTGCACAACTTATTGCGTCTAGAGGTAGATCACCTAAAGGCAAGCAAGCACTAGGTCGTACATTTACTAGATTAAAGAAAAGCCCTATAGGTAAAAAGGTTAGTGGATTGTTTAATAGAACTAAACCTAAAACTAAACGGGCAACTGCTGCTGATAAAAAGAAAAGCAAACAGACTGAAGAAGGTTATAAGAAGTTTGATGCTGATAGAAAAGAACGTTCACGTAAGGCAGCAAGCAGCAAGCGTAATAAGAAAACGTAATAAATGCTAAAAGCACTCTATGCAATTTTTAGGACATTGCTTTTGTTCCCTGCACTTCAAAAGATACTTGGTAAGTTATCTGGCGAAGTGCGGGGGATTAGTGCAGCGAAGCGTCGTGATGATAAAGATGACGCTGTTGATGACGCTATTAAGCGGGTGCGTGAGCGTGAAGTTAAATAACAGTGAGCGATTGTTGCAGCATCCTGAGTTTGAGAAAGCTGCGTTAGCTGCACCAGAGTTTACAAGAGAAGCACTCAAGACAATAAACCGTCTTGAATATGATTTAGAAAGAAAATGACACCAGTTGTAAAAACAACGACAACAAAAGAAACTGCGCCTGTTACAAAACGTGACAAGCCTAGTACAGCACCTTTGGTTAAACGATGAGCGTAGAGTATATATTAGATAGGTTTGGTAAGAAGGTTGGTATGCTTCCGAGCGATACCAGCCAACGTGCGTTGCTGCTTGATTACTTAAACGAAGCTGCACAAGAACTTTACGAACAGTCTGATATGCCGGGTTCGTTAGAAGAAGCAGAGTTTTATGTGCAGGGTGATAAGACTATTGCCATGCCGTCAGATGTTTATACGATTCGTGAGATTCGTGAGAAGGGTAGTAACCACGATATGTGGGAAACTGTGCCACTTACAGAACGTTATCGTGAAAACAATTGGTCAGCAGACCACAATAAATTTCGTGTAAAAGGCTACAGCCCTATACAGCGTACATTGCCAACGAGTATTACCGGAGCAGCTAACGCAACAAACAAACTGCGTATTAAATATTTTGGTATTACTGCAGCAAGTGAGGTTATTAATCTAGTTTGTAAAACTGATCGTAGTGATAGTTATAATATAGCGCATACTACAACTGCAGTTGGGACTGCTGCTGGAACACAGTCAGATACTGTGGCTGATCCCGGCGTACCTATAACAGATATTATAGGGTTTACTCGCAGTTCTAAACCTGCAGCTACACAGGGTAAGGTACAGTTGCTAGACTACGTTGACACATCCATAGTTTATGCAGAGATACCATCTAACGCTTTAGAGTCTAAGTATCTTATTGTTGATGTTAGTGAGTTTCCTTTCTCAACATCTGCTGCACAGGATGATGCACACACTGTGCAGGTTCTTTATAAGAAAGCTTTAACAAGATTACAAAACGATACTGATGAATTTCCTGCGCCGGGATACGATAACATACTTGTAAGTAAATGTATGGAATTGTTTCTTGAGGAGCAGGGTAAAATGGAAGAAGCGATCTTACATGATCGTAAAGCATCGCGGTCACTCGCACGTCGTCAAGCTGATCTTGAACGTGGACAAGAACAGTTAGCAGTATTTAAACGCCACAATCATGACAAACTAACATGGCTCGCTACGCGCAAACATCGTTTATAGGCGGCATGAACATGGCCGTAGATGACGCTCGTCTCGCTGATGACGAGTATCGTCTGGGCATTAACGTGCGCAATAGGTTTGGTGATCTGCGTCCCGTACGTCGGCCTGAGAATATAACTGCAGGATTAACTGCAGGTGTTCCCATACAAGCTGTGTATGCGTTAGGTGATTTTATTTTAGTTGTTCAAGACGGCAACGCTTACTACAAGCACAGATTCTCTATAGCATGGACAACGTTATGGAATGCCAGTACGAACGCTACTATGCGCTTAGATCCTTCTGCGCAACATGTGTTCATACAGTCGGTGCCAGGTTCTACGTTAGACATTGCACGTAAGGCAAGAGAAGCTGCTGATGGTACGGGTACGGGTACTACAAATTCTTTAAAGTTAGATTACGATGTAGCACAGTTTGCTAAGACTGTTGCTGGCGTTGTTTTTCAAGACGGTGTTAACCAGCCTAATCTGTTAGTGTTCTCTTCAACAGAAGAGGGTGCAACAGCAACTGTACGTAAGTGCAGAACATTTGCTGAGTGGGGTACAACGATTGATGGTGTTGTTTGCAGAGAGTATGTACCTATCGGTAAGCAGATGGTTTACTTTCATGGTAAGCTTTACATGGTAAGTGCTGATGGTAGCAAAATTTATCAGAGTGTTACGGGTAGGCCAATTGATTTTATGATACCTGTTGACGAGGCAGGTGCTAAGATTGGATCAGACGAAGCTACTGCAGGTGCAGAAGTTATGGGCTATCCAGTAAGCTACGAAAAGATTACATGTATCGCACCGCTAAACACAACAAGCTTGTTCGTAGGTACACGCACAGGTTGTTTTGCTATAACACCGACGTATGATGTTAATTTGTTTGGTGAGCCTACATACAGAAAGCAATATTTGTTTGGCGCTTCTGTTGTAAATCAATTTTCTTTTGTAGATGTTCTTGGTGATTTTGCTTTTATAGATAGTGAAGGACTTCGTTCGTTTAACGCAGTTAAGCAGTTACGTAACGAAGGACGTAACAGTGCGTTCTCGCTAAAGATTGCCAAAGTGTTTGAAGACATTGTGCAACTTAATGGCGCTGTCATTAGCTTTGACAACTACACGTTCTTCGCAGTTAAAACAATTTATGGTTACGGTGTTCTTGTTTATGATGGTACGTTGCAAAAGTTTGTATCAATTGACATGTACCAAGATGACACAGGTACGCCGATAGGAGAGATTATACAATTCTCAAAGATAGATACTGACACTACACACGAAGTTTACGCAGCAACGTCTAACGGCAAGCTGCTTAGATTGTTTACCGGCGCACAGTACAATGACAGCTTTGTGCAAACAAAAGGCTTTAACACTGGTACAGTTGAGGTTGAACAAAAGCCGCTACAATTCCGTACGTTGTTTAACAACATTGAGCGTTGGGAGTTTGATACGATTCGTTTAGACACACCTCATGATGTTAGTCCAGAAGGTGTTAACACAGCGCACACTGATCCCGGCACATCTATGAAAGGTGTGTTCGCTTTACCAGTTACTGCGACTCCGTTTGATATGGCAGTCGGTACTGTGATACACTTTACTGGTGGTGGCGCTGCGCCTCATGATGCAGGTGCTACGTTTACTTTAACTGATAACGCAGGTGAACCTGCTGGCTCTACATCTCTCACAGGTATTTTTGAAAGTACGGGTGAGATAAACCAAAGTTACACAAAAGGTTTCGTACGATTTACTGGTGAAGGTACAGTTAAGTCCTCACTCATAAGTAACTCACGTAAATCAGAAACGCCGGGAACTGTTAGCAAAACTATTGTAGCGCCGTTAGCTACTGCAGTAGGTTTTAACGAGAAGTATCCTATAATGTGGAACAACGAGAACAAGATACAACAATTTTTATTTAACTTTCAGCAAGGACGTAGTGGATTGAAGTTAGGCTATACTATTGAATGGAACAATAGCGCTTCATTGTCTATGATAGCTGCTGAGACAATAGATCAGACACCGAAGAATCCTTTAATGACACAAGCTTATGGCTAAACAAGTAGATAGTACAAAATTTACAGACGATAGCGTTTTGTTTGCATCACGATCTGCCGCGAATACGTGGCGTGAATCGTTATCAGTTGCAACTAGCACTACGTCTGCAGAGGGTGTGGCGAAACGTTGCACACACGTGGCAGACATCGCAACCGTTGGCGGTGATAGCGGCACTACAGCAGTAACTGCAGGTGCAAGCGTTAGTAGTGATCCCACTACAATACCTACAATAGGTGACGCTTACGATGCTGCAGAAATAAAAGCTGCCTTTAAGCAAGCTGCAGAGAAAATTAATTACTTAACTTATAGACTGGAACAAGCTGGTCTAATGGAGAATAGCTGATATGGGAGACAATATATTTACACAAGGTCTTAATTACTTAAACCCTTTAAATAACGACGGCCTTTTTGGTAATGACATTGTGCAAGACGCTCTGAAAATGGGGCTACAGTATGGTGCAGGTAAAGTTTTTGGAGGTACGCCAACACCTTCTGTAGGTGAAACTACAGAAGATGCTTATAAAGCAACTAAACGTTTTTATCCCGGCTATCAGCAGATGCTACGCGGTCAGGCAGGTATGGATCTTGCAAGCCAGTTAGAGTTTCTTAAACAGTATGGGCCACAATTTACAGCACAAACCCTAGCACAGCAACAAGCTTTTCAACCGCAGTTTAATCAACTTCAGTCTGATGAAGCTTTTAAACAAATGATGCGTCGGCTAGGTGCTGATGTAACTGCGATGCGTGGGCCGGGAAAAGCTTTGGTAGATGAAACTGAAGCACTGAAGCGTCAGGTAGATGATCCTTATTATCGTACAAGAGATCAAGCAGGTAACTTGACACGTGATTTGTTGAATCAGTTTGTTGATCCAGCGACAGGTAAATTTACTGGTGAACTTTCTGGCGGTGAACGTGCAGAAGTTGATAGGTTCTTAAACAGACAGCAGCAAACATCTGGTAACTTAGGTGGGCCGCAGTCGCTTATGAACATTGTTTCTAAAGCACAAGCATTTGGTCAGGGTGCGCAAGCAAAGCGCAATGCGTTAGGGCAAGCGTTAGGTGTTGCGACATCATTCTTACCAGCAGCAAAGAGTGGCTTTGATCCTCTACAAGTTGCTTTAGGTAGGCCAGCAGGACAGTTTAATACACAAACGTTTACGCAGCCTAACTTAGCAACGAACACTGGAAACCAAGCAAGTAACTTTTTTAATCAAGCGATGACTACTGGAAGACAGTCGGCAGGATTTCAAGCAAATCAACCTTCTTCGTTAGATAACTTTAGCAAGATGCAAAATTTGGGTTGGTAATGATTTTAGCCAGTTACAGTCTATGTATTGTTATGTTCTTGACTCTACTCTAACGTGTATGTGTTAGGCTGTAACTGGTGAATTTAAGGAAAATATAAAATGGCAACAGAAGAAGAAAAGAAACGGGCGCTTGCAGGATTGCAACTAACTCCAGAAGGCAGGGAATATCTGTCAGCGCAAGGTGTGCCAGAACAAGTTTATCGTGATCCGCGTGATGAAACTCTTGCAGCAACTCCTGCATTGATTAGACCTATCGCAAGTATGTTAGATAGGATGGCTAATCCCGGTCGCGCAGGTACAGCAGCGTCAATGAATCTAGGGTTAGCGCAGAAAGCGCAGCAACGACAACTAGACGCAGCAAAACTTAAAGGCGCACAAGAAGATGCGAACATGAAAGAGTTGCAGATGCGAGCAGCCAACGGTGATACTGATGCACTTAGACAGTTACGTGATTATCAAAATGCAATGAATGCGTATCGTATGCAGCAGACTCCATTTGACTATCGGCAGCTTCTCACAGGACTTGATGACGGGACGGGTCAAGCACGTCCTATAAGTGGGGCGGGTAATACACCACCTGCAGGAGGATCACCGCCCGCAGAACAAACACTTACAGAAGTAGAAAACTTAACACCTACAGAATTAGCAACACGTGCCGCTGATGATATAGCTGATATTGATAGAAGGATAGCAGATGCTGAAAATGTTATAAACACTGGAAGAGTTACTACTATGATTCCTGATACTTCAAGACCTCCAACTATGGGAATGCCGGGAGGTTCTGGATTTCCTTCAGAAGCTACGCCTCAATACGTTCGGTCAACGAGGGAAGCTACTATAGGTGAACTTAATAAAGCACAAGCAACTTTAACATCTCTGCAAAAACAGAGAGCGCAGATTCAAAGCACAGCAGAACGTTACAGTCCAACTAGCTCAAGGCAATGACCGAAGAAGAACGTAGAGAGAGGCTACTGAGGATGGGTCTTGATCCATCTCAGTATCGCTACGTCACTAACGAAGAAGCAGCCTATGAAGATACTACACGTCTTAGTACGGTAGGCACTGGGTTGAAACAAGCTATCGGCCCGACTGCTGGTGCGTTAGGTGGTGCTAAGCTTGGTATGATGGGTGGTGCGGCTTTTGGCCCTATCGGTGCTGGTGTTGGTGGATTAGTTGGCGGTGTTATTGGAGGTTTCGCTGGTGCGTTTGGTCAAGGCGCTATAGAAGAAGCTGTCCTCGATGACGCAGAGGAACAAGCACTTGCGTTAGAACGTCAAGCTGCTGCGCAAAAATATCCTTACACATCTTTCTTTGCACAGACCGCACCGTCACTAGGTTTTGTACGACCTAGCCCTACATTATTAAAAGCAATTCCCGGTGCGTTAAAGAATGCACCACTACGTACACAAACAGCTTTACAAAAACAAGCACTCACAGGCCTTGGTATTGGCAGTGGTTTAGAAGCTGGTGTTGAAGCTGGCTCACAAGCATTGATGGGTGAGGAGTTAGACTACGGTAGAATTGGTTTAGCTGGGCTTGTTGGAGGTGCGTTACAACAGCCTACAAGATTAGGCAAAAAGATTTATGGTGATACACCAAGACCTCTTACTGATGAAGAGGCACTTGCCGTATTACCAACTAAGCGAGAAGAAATTTTATCACGTGCCGAGAAAGCTCTTGAAGAAGAAAAGCTAAAAACTGAAGCACGTTTAGCTGCAGATGATAAAGCTACATCTGAAGCTGAAGCATCTAGGCGTGACGAAACTACAGCGACAGAAGACCTTGAAGCTACCAAGCGCCTTAAAGATGATAAGGCTAATGTAGAAATAGCATTAGAAAAAGCGCAGAGAAACAGACAACTGTTAGAAAAGCAAACTGAAAGCTTACGTGAAACGTACGGATCAGATCATAAGCTAGTACAGCAAGCTCAACGAAAAGCGATGGACGCGCTTCAAGATGAGATGACTGTAATGGAGCGTGTTAAAGAACTTAACGATCAACGTAAAGCACAGCGTGACGAAGCCAAACGCCAAGAAGCTGAAGTAGAAGAGATAGCCAACAGACACAACCAAAGACAGCAAGCACTTACTGGTAAAGCATTACGCATACCTCCGTCTGAACAATTACTAAAAGATGCTAAAGGTTTGTCTGAGCGTTTAGGTATGGGTTGGCGTAGGGCTGTCATAGAAGCAACTGATCGTTATAACGCTGAGACTACGAGAGGTGTATACAAGTTACCAACACATGAGATACTTCTTAACGAGAAGCTTGATAACCCAGACACACCTTTCCATGAATATCTGCATGGGTTATGGCAAGTGTTAAAGCGTGGCGATGATCCAAAGCATCGTGGCTTATTAGAATTTTTTGAGACTGACTTATTTGCTGAAAGCAAGATGCGTAATGCGCTGGAGTCTGACACAGATAAACGTATATGGTCTGAAGAACAGATTGTAGAACGTGCAGGTAAGATGCTGCAGAAGCGTATGACTGATGCACCTGCAGGTGTGATGGCTAAGCTAGGTAAATGGTTTGATGATTACAAACTGGAACGTGATGCACGTAAAGGCTTTGTACCTAAGAAGGGTGATACATCTGATAAACATTTAGAGCGCTTAGCTGATTGGCTTGCCATGCGTGGTGAACGTCAACCTGTGCTACAGCCACAACAGCTTGAATTGTTTTTAACTCAGTTGCCTGTGCGCTTTGCGGGTGATGGTCTTGATTCTCCTACTGCTGGAGGTGAACGCTACAGTAAGGACAGTGGTGGTACTGCTGATCCCAATGAACCGCCGCTAACATTTGAACAGCAAGCCGAGGAGATGCGTAAGATACGTGAAGCTTTGGAAGCTGAGAATCCTTCGCTTAAAAATCCTGACGGTAAACCAACTGATGCTGCACGTGCCTTTGCTAAAATACGTCAGGATCATTTACGATTGCAGGAAGCGAAAGCTGAACAAGTTACTGAAGGACTGAAGATAGCTGCCACGTATGACGAGAAGTTTAGAAAACGTTACACGAAAAAAGTACGTGATAAAATGGTGTCACGTATAAAGTCTGGTACGTTTAGTATTGAACAAGCACAGAAAGCATTGCTTCGGTTTGCTAATAAACCTTTTGCAAATGACATGAAAGGTGAGGATATAGCCAAGGTTATAAATTCACTGGAGATGTATCATGGATCACCTGCTGCTAAAACTATATTAGCTGAAGGTTTTAAAGGAGAAGAGTTAAGCCCCGGAGGATTAGCTGGTCGTGGTATATACATAACACCTGATAAAGATAAATCAGTTAGTTACGGAGAACCTATAAGTATACGCACTAACTTCAGAAGCTTACTAGATTTAGGTAGATCACAAGTAGATATTGAATCATTTTACAATGACTATACAACAAAAGCTACTCAGCTTGGTTATACAATTTCAGAAGAGCGTAATGCAATTATAGAGATTGCGTTTAACGAGGCTAGAAATAATCCAGAAAGTAGCATGCCCGTTAATGCGTTAGAAGGGTTGATTGATGGAATTAATCCTGCTACTGCGTTACAAAATTTTAATCCAGAACGCGGCATAGCACCAACACCTGTGGATATACGTAATCGTATTCTTAACGAGATGGGTTACGATGGATTAACTTATGTATTTGATGGCGTTAGAGAAGTCGTAGCTTTCCGCGAACCTTTTCAAAAAGCTAACGGCCAGCTTCAAGAATACTACACTGACCAAAGACTACAGAAGGTAGACTCTGAAAAATTGCTAGAGGATATGAACGACTATCAGTTAACCTCTGCTACAGATCACTTCTCGTCTAACCCTGCAGTGCTTACACAGTTTGGTATACGTAGTATTGTAGATAGCGTGAGAATTGTTGGTCAAACTGTAGAAGAGAAAGCGATTGCCAATCGAGTTGCTGATGCTTTGGATGCTACAGCCCGTGACAGTCGTGAGTTGCAGGGACGTTTCATAGAACAATTCTTAATGCACCAAGGTGAGGTGAAGCTAAGCCAACGCGATGCCGAACTTGTACAGATTTACATGGTACATAGAAGGCGCAAGCTACCCGTACCTAGCGAAGCACAGGCAGCATACGATGCACCAGACAGTAAGGTGCGTTATTATGTGGATTATTTTTCCAAGGACTATACTAAAGCGCGTGATCTACAGCTTGGTGAAGGTATGAAAGTATACTCACCGTCTGAAGGTGACTATGTTACTGCAGGTAGAGATGTAGATTATGTGCCAGAAACATTTAGCTTACTGAAGCGCCGTGAATTGCAGGGTGACTTTGGACTTGTGAAACAACAAGCGGCTAAGCAAGAACTTCTTGAGTATTGGAAAGAGGTTCGTGGTGATGATAAAGCAATTACTGATGCTGACTTAGAAGTTGCACTTAACAAATACATTTCAAAGAGCGTTGACTTTGATAGCGACCTTGGATCTACAAAATTTGGTGCGATACGTAAGGTGCAAGGTCTAGGTTTGCCAAAGACTTTGGATGATAAAGGTAGGCTGCTTTGGATTGAACCAAGCGCAGTTAACAACTACACAAGATACTTTAAAAGATTCGCAGATGACTTTGCGTTCTACAAAAATGTTGAGAACGATGCTGTCGTACGTGCTGCGTTGGGTGTTCCACATGAGGGCAAACACGCAGCTACTCTCAAAGACAGTCCGTTTACAACACGTACTAAGACAGAGATCATAGAGGGTAAAGAGATTCAGTTGAATGCTGGTATGACAAGCCATCCAGCGGTACAGAATTTTATGAAGGGCTATCTAGGTTACTACGATGGCTCAGAACTTATTGGACGTACAGCCAACCGTTTAGTTGTTAGCCATTGGCTAGGTTTTATGTCTGGCATACGTGACTTATTCACCTCTTATACACTGGCGTTACCCTATATGGGCTGGAACAATGCGAGTGCTTTAGTAAAGTCATTCACAGACGTAAGAAAGAGTTGGGTTAGGAGTCACGCAAAGGGTGTTAACAAAACTAAATCCAATCGTATTGAGTTTGGTTTGGAAACACACACCAAGTTGTTGAACGGTTTAGACAAGTGGAGTGATCTAGCTACAAAGTATTCTGGACGTAACGTATTAGAACGTTCTACAAGAGCGCTGCAGTTTGGCCTTGGTCGTGCGCTTGTGCTTCAGAACATAGGCGCAGCAGATACAGACAGGCTTGCCATGCGTACATTAGAAACGTTGGGTAGAATGTCTGGCGTAGATTATCGTACATTGCGCCGTCATGCAGATAAAGCTGACAGCTATAAGCTGAGTGATGCAGAGTTTGATAACATGTTGGATGACATGGCTGCTGGCTGGGTTGAAATTAACCAAGGCACTTATGATGTACGTGGTGTTCCATCATGGACTTTGTTTGGTGCGCCATCACTGTTTACTTCGCTATCGCGTTGGACAGTTGAAAAGACTACACGTATGGATCGTGATATCCTTGGCCCACTATTTAATGAAGGTGACATAAGACCACTCGTTAAGTCTACGTTAGGTGCTGTAGTTACTGGCGGCGCTCTTACATACATTTCACAATTTATTTACAACAAACTGCAAGGCGCACCTACACTTGAAGAAGCGCTTAAAGCAGAGAACAATGATGAAGCACGTTACGCTGTAGTTAATATGCTAAACCAAACAGGTTACTTTGGTTTGGTTAGTGCGCTACTAAACGATTGGGCGCGATTTGAACAAGGCTACAATCCAGACCTGCCAGGCGGTTTTGTTTTTCCTGCGTTAGATTTTTTCAGCCAGACCATGATGGACCCGATGGCTGACGCTGTACGTGCCATAGAAGAAGGCGCTCCTGTGATAGAAACTTATGGCAAAGCTTTAAACGATGTCATGCTACGTGCCACACAAACCTATCGCATAATATCACAACAAGCTTTCCAACGTGAAGAGATGGATAAAGCTAACATGCGTCGGAACTACCGTGTGTTCCGTCGCCTTGAAGGTTTTACAGATGCGACTGTGTCACCTGAGATGGGTAATAAGTACATGCGTCCTGACACACGTGAGTTTAAAGAAGCTGAGACGGTTGAAGAAATGGTGCAAACAATTCCCGGTGCGCTACGAGAACAGATTGACAGAGCGCAGGGCCGTCCAGATAAACTGAAGTCTTATGTACAAGGGTTGTATACGACATCTGATAAGACAATGCCTTCTGTAAAAACAGTTGAAGGTGTCAAAGAATTTATGCGCTACCGAGACTTTATGATAAAGATGGGTCGAGGTAAGGATTGGCAACGTACGTTTAATGAGTGGGCAAGGAAGCAAGCCATGTCACCTACACGTAAAGCACTTGTTAAAGGTTACGTTGAGTTACAAATAGCGAGAAGTCAGCAATGAACTATGATATATTACCTGAAGATTTTTCAGAGGATTTAGATATGGTTTGGGTATGGTAAATATGAAAGCGTTGGGAGATCGAGGGGAACTTTTAGTAGCGCAGGAGTTAATAGAACGTAACTGGAATGTGTCATTCCCTTTTGGCGATAACGCTCGTTATGATATTATTGCAGAAAAGGATAGACATTTTTGCAGGGTGCAAGTTAAGTCTACGGAAAATGTAATGATGACTCCCAGACATGGGCCTCACTACGCTTTTAGTTTATGTCATGGTAAAGTTACCAAAGATGCTTACGATAAAAACTCTATAGATTTTTTTATTTGCTGTGCCATACAAGTAAAACGCTTTTGGATATTACCTATCGAAAACGTTACTTGTAAGACGCTGAAGATTTTTATCACTGGTAAGAAGCACCATGAGTATGAAGGTGCTTGGGATTTGCTGAGATGAAAGAAAAACAACACGACGAAAAAGATCAACAGCAAATGTTTTACAATGATCTCGAAGGTTTGATAGGCCGTTACTATAACGAATTTGATTTATCATACGAGAGTATTATAGGTGTACTAACTCGCCGTGTTGTTACTACAGTGTTGGAAGACATTGAAGTTGAGGAAGAAGACGAAGAGTTATAACTTCTCTAGCCAACGTACCTTCATTGCACAATCTACTATAGACGTTTCGCAATCCTTCTCTTCACCGCTACGTGATGTACCTACCAGCAATCCGTTACCTGCTATAGGTGATGGATAATCAGCAAACATAAAGAAGTCATGTTCCTTACCATCTATCAAGGACATATCATCTACAAACAACGTGTCACCATTTTCTAGGCTACATGCCGTTGTGAATAATTCGCATCCAATCTTTTCTTGAATGTCTTTGTATCCGTCAACCTCCACCTGTGAAACAAGTTTAGTTGTGCTATCTATAAGGTATGCCTGTGTCATGTTTAATCCCTTTCGTCATAGCGATCTTCCCACGCACAATCGTGTGCGTGGTCTTCTGTTATACAGTACGCTAAGTCTTCTGCTTTTTTATATTCTTCTTCGGTGAGTTCTACGGTGTTGCCATGTTCATCTACAAACATTAAGTCAGTATGGGCTGGGCTAACCTGTGTACGATAACCGCCTGTCTCAGGCTCACCATCAATGTAAGCCTCGTATATCGCAGTGCTTTCTTCGCTAAAGTATATAGCACGGTCATGTATGAAATCTAACTTCTCGGCTCTTATTACATTAACCGTAGTTTCGTATGTGTTTTTTCTAAACATGTTATAAATATTCTGTAGGGTCAGCGGGTTTAGTTACAAGTGCATTGTATGTGTGACTATCAAAACTCACTTGTTCTGTCATAAGTAAAAACTCTAGGCAAGTTCTTAATTCTTCTTGGCTCAGATCATCTACGAAAACGATAAGCAGCTTCTTAAATGACGCACCTTCTGCGCCCTTATCTATAATATACTGGCAGATGCGGCGTTGAATTTCGGCTAACACGTTACGACCAGCTACGGTGTAAGCTTCGTGCATACGAATCTCTGTATGTGCCAACAAGCGCAGTGCGCGTTCCATTGTATCGCGCTCGATTGTCATTGATGCTGTGCCATCGGCGAAGTGCATTATCATAGACAGCTTTAGCCAATGTACATTCTTGCGTCCGTAATATGTTTCAAGCCTGTGATCCTTGTTTAGTGTTTTCTGTGTAAGCTGACCGCTCTCGTAAACTTCTTTGTGATAGTCAGCAGCTTCCTCACTTAACGTCAACGGCCCACCTATGGATGCTAACTTTTTAAGGTGTGCCAGCACCTCTGACTTACATGCTTTCTGCTGTTCAGTAACACCGGGAAACTGTCGTAGGAATCTTGGCTTGTCTCCATACACCATGATAACACGTGACGTAAATCCTTGTGATATAATCTGATCGTTGAAAGCTGTGCGTATAAATGATGGTGTTGTGCCGCCTAGTATGTTGACGCATACGTTCTTGATAATGTCTGTGCCTTGGTGTTTAGTTTTGTATGTGTAGTCACGGCTATCGTAAAACTGGTTAAGCATATTCACTATGCTGTCAGTGTTCTTGCGTAACAACACTCCCAACTCCTCTATCATAAAACCCACAGAGAAATGTGAGGAACGCATCTTCTGGTTGTTCTCATCCATGTAATGAAAATCTCGTGCGCACTCCTTCACTATGTATTGTACAAGCGCTTCCTGTGTGATGGTATCAGCACTCAGTGGATAGAATGGTTTGATGTCTACCTTGTTAGCTTTCTTGTTTGGTTTGCGATCTATTAGCACAGGATTTTTAATATGCTCACTTACCTGTGATATAACACGCGACTTGCCAGCAGCAGGTGGCCCAACTAACAGCACAAACAAGTTAGGGTATAGTGTGAATGTGTCGGGAAACAACCACACCCTACGTTGTAATGCTGTTGATATCATACTGTAAAATCCCCAGTCAATAAACAGGTCAGGTGATTCTAAGTCTTTTAAGAAGTATCTCCATTTTTCTATGTTCGTCATTTATATGTCTGTCATCTCTCCCCAATTTTCGCCTATCATAGCCTCTGATTTCATGTGAAAGACTTCGCCAAAAGGTGAAATCATTTCTCTGTTCAATGCTATGCAAGCTAGTTTAGCTACTTCGGTTGCAACGTCGGGAGCGCATTGCAACAAAACACTGTCGTGGTTATTCTGTAGCACGTCTGCATTTAGTTCTTGTATCCGTGGATGGTTATATAAATCTGTGAATGCCATGTTAGTTATGCAGCCTACGGTTGATTGTGGTACAAAAGCGTAAGCTTCCTTATACATGGACGGCTCTATTGGTTGTGTAAACATCCGAGGATAACCAAACAAGTTACGTAAAACTCTACCACGATTTAGTTCTGCGATAGTTTCTCTATGCCATAACCGAATCTCTGGAAACAGTTTGTGATAAGTTTCGAGAAAGAACGTGGCACGTTTGTTGGTTAGGTTTACTGCACCGCCTGACTTCTGTAATACATTGACACGGAACGTAGGTGCTTTCATTCCATAGTTACTGGCATGACATACCATCTTCGCCATGAAGTAATAACGTTTGTCTGCTGACCAGTTGTCACTGGAAGATATAAGTGTCTTGAGTTCTTGCCAACGTGGTAACTTAACTAAGTCGGCAGCGGAAGCTTCGCAGTAATCTTTTAATGACTCACCTAACTCAGCAGCCCATACATCTTCAAACAATCTGAGGGCAACGTAGACGTGTGACTTAACTCCGTTGGCAAACAATCGTCTGAAGTTTCCTTCGTGGCA